GTGTTAAATTTAGTTCCAGTTTTATTAGTTACGTTTAGTGTAAGTAATTGACTCTCCTTAACTTTAATTTTATTATTGTTAATTAAATTTTCTAATGTTGTTGTTGACGCATTACCCGTAATGTTTGTTGTTTCAGATTTGTTTATAGACGATAATTCAAACCAAAGTACATCATTTTCTTTTGTGTATGTTTGACTTAAATTTCTTCTAGCCCAAGACTTAATATCGTTTTCAAATGAAGTAATTCTGTCACCAAACTCTTTTAACGCCGCGAATAGTTTCATATCTACAACCTCATCAAATATTTCTTTCTCTAAAAGTTTATCTAACGATTTTGCAATGATACCCACTTCCTTTAATGTTTTGGTTGGGAAATCCTTTGGTATTAAATTTTTTCTTTTGTATTCTGAATACACCGAATTAAGTAATGCATAACCTCTTGATGATTTTGATACTTTTTGAATATACTCTTTTGTTGATTCATTAAATTGGGGGGTATCTACAGTTTCAATACCATACATAAATGGTGCATATAATGCAGCCTTTAATGGTATGTCGCTCATGTATGCATATGTGGAACCCACAAAAGTTGTTGATACTTCGAAATTACCGTTTGTTGGATTAAACTTACTACTAAACTTAACTAAATGTAATCTATATTTTATTGCCTTTCCGTAATAACCTTTAACTGTTAAATAAAATATCGGCCAAGGGATATGAAAGAATGCTTTGTATGCTGAATTTTCTGGTGATTCAAATAACGTTTTACCTCTAACGTCAACAAAGTTAATTTGTACTTGAGGGACAAAATTAGCACCTTTTACTGTTATGTTAATACTTTGAATACCAAATGATTGTGGAGTCGCGTCGTAGTTTGTATCTGATACCTTAAATTCAATCGCCTTTCCTTTTTCGTCAAACTTTGTTGGTGTATCGGTTCCGTTATATGCGTTAGTCCATGATGAATCAAAATCATTACCACCATTTGACATGAAATTTAAAGTTCCCTTCACAATTTCTGTCATGGTATTTTGGTCATTTGTTGCAAGTAGTGTTGACCTTGGGATTAAATCAGCCTCAAGGTTAACAAACATTACTAAATTCTCTTGGTCGATTCCTCTTGGTAAAATCTCTCCTTTTTTGGAAATAACACTATTAGGGTCAATATACATCAGATTGTTCTGATCGACCTTAACTAATATATTTTCACTCTGTTTTTCTCTGTTACTCCCCATAATATAAGTTATACAATTCTACACCTCTTTTATAATCTTGTAAAGAGCTTGTTAGGGGAAATGGAATTCTTAATATAAAATTATCAGGAATTTCAAACTCAATACTACCAGATTGTGGATTAGCCAATAAAATTAACCAACCAAAAACAGGAGTGCCGTAAAAATCTTGAGAGACTTTATCCAATCTTGTTTGTCCTTTTTTATAGTTAAGGTATTTGTCGGTCCCCTTAATAGGTAACTCAATACCGGGAACTATTTTAAAATTACCGTCTTCTATAAAAAATTGATACCTATCGAAATAATCCCTACTCATGGTTTATAGTAATTTAATGTAGAACCTATTTTATTTTTAATACTAAATATTTTTTCTAATTCACTCTTCTTTACGTTATCCGTTATCACATCGGTAGTTTGAATGTTAAAAATAACCTCCTCCAATGATGTTTTTGGTTTCGCCTCTTTATGAGTTTTAAATTTCTTTTCTTCTGGTTGTCTTGCAAACTTTTTGAGTTTTCCTTCCATTTTAGAAGTGTCAACTTGACTACCAAATACGTCAATTACCTCACCTATTAAAATCGGGTCTTTCATAACAATACTTAAAACCTCTTCAAAATCACCTTGACTTATTGATGTACTATTAAAATTGATAGATAAATCTAAGTCCTCGGTAAAATCTTTATGATGTTTCTTTATGTAATCAATTACATCTGAATACTTACCATAAAAATCACTACTACTTGTTATACCTGGTAATGTGAATAAAGCGTTTGATACAGTACTTCCACTAATCGTACCGTCTTCTTTATGTTTAACTATGTAATTTGCTTTATCAATTAAACCTATTATTTCATTTCTAGCATCTTCAAGTGTTTTAACCGCAGAAACATTTAACATTCGATTAACCAATGAGTTATCGTTTGAAATTAAAATCTCTTTAAATTTCTTCTTTAATAACTTATTTGAATTCGCTTCCATTGAGTTTGGTAAAATTTTATTAAATCCTAAAATATCAACAAAATCAGATGATTCGATTTTTGAGTCGAGTGCGGCTTTAAATCCTCTTAATAAAACTTCCATCTCTTTACCTGATGGATAAACACCTAATAGTTCAATGTTTTCTGTACTTGATTCACTTTTTTGAACTGTTAAATCTTTAACACTTCTATATGTTGGTGAAAAGAATATACTACCCAATTTAGTATCATATTCTTTTACTACTATGTTATATGTTTTTTGATATGTGTCAAAATAATCTTTTACCTTATCAAAAATATTGGTTACTAAAGTTTTATATTCGATTGTGTTTGTACTGTCAGTTTTAACATATTCACCAATATAAGAACCTTCTTTAATTCCTTTACCATTTATATCACTAGATTTCTCTGAAGTTCGTTTACCATTTTTTTGTAAGTCCTCTAAAAATTCTTTAGTGAATTCTGATGCATCTCTTCCTCCAATTGTTTCATTCGTGGATTCTGATCTCTCGTCATACATTTCAGTATTTGCATAGAAATTAGATGACAACGCGTTTTGTAATCTTGAGATTGGTTCTTTTAATCCTTGACCCCCAATAAAGTTTACTTGTAATGATACGTTTGCAATCATTGGTTGCACTCCAATTCCTTCGGGATTTAAATCCCATGTAGAGTCTTCAAATGTTATATTAACGTCTCTTATAATAATTTTAGAATGATAAAAATCACCAACTCTTAATACACAAACTGGTGGCGGTCCAAATGTTGTATTTCTTGCATTTACGTCACTATCTTCCGATATTCCTTTAATTGGAATAGTATCGCCAGGTCTAATACATTGTTGTAAAAAAGTTAAACGTGCGTTTAATCCTTCAGGTGTTGTTGAGTGGAAACCTGGGTGAAAATATTTTAACTTTTCAACTAAAGATTTAAAAACCAATGGTGTATTTTCTTCAACTGTTTTGAAATAATAACATTCAGACAGAGTCTTCATGATAATTCTTTTCATTACATCAATAGTCGGTCTTTTGAATTTACTTGGTATTTGTTCTTTATCTCCAGGTACTAGTTTACTTGGTGGTATATTTCCATCTCCCGGTACAGGATTCACGTTTGGTGTTATATCTTCTTTTTTAGGGGTTCTTTGATATTCCATTCTAACATATGATTGTCTACAACCAAAAGCAATAGGTGAATGGCGTTTTAATTTTTCACTGACGAATTCTTCTTTATGACAGTTTTGATTACTTTCATTAATAACTTCTTCTCCAGCATTTTTACTGACAATGATTAATTTTCCTTCTCTTTCAAACCCTAAATCATCTTTATATGAAAATTCTTTTTTAATTTCATACTTTTCTTTTGACGCGTCAACGGGTAACTCTTTAAATGACCACCAATCTCTTGAATCATATTTAGCACCATCATTAGATACTTTGGATAAAATATCTTGTATAATTGAATGTGATCTTCTTATTGAAAGTTTAAAGTTATATTTGTTATCCGCAGCTGCTGAACAACTTGATAGAATGTTAATTGTTACATCGCCACAAGTGTTTTCCTTTATATCTTTTTTAAGTGTTTCTAATTTTGTATTAAATTCTGTAAAACCAGTTGATGCGTTTGTTATTATAGTTGTTAATTCAGTTACTTTCTTATTTACATTTTCAGTAATATCTCCAGTTGGTTTTGTAGAATTATATAATAACTTACGGTCTTTATCGTATTTGGTTTTATTATAAGTTGTATTTGATGGGTCTAATAATTTATTTAATTCACTTGTTAATTCGTTAACAGTTCTTCCTGAACTATTAATAACATCGTCATAAAAATTTTTGTAAGCACGATTAGATATAAAATCTTTTTTTAATGTTATTTCAGGTGTATCATTTAAAAATTTTAAATTAATATCTAATTTAATTGTTTCGGCATTAGGGTCTATTCCCGGTGTAATAGAACTACTTACTGTTGGTGGGGTGAATACACTCTTATATTTTATAATCTCATCAGGGTTACCACCTCCATTTAAGAACTTAGTTATTAAATTAATATCTTCAGGGTCTAATGTTGCGTATCTTCTAATTAAATCATAGAAGTCAACATCAACACAACCAGCAAAAAACGCGTTAATATACTCATCAGCCTCTTTGTCTGACTTATCTTTAAAATGTTCTCTAACTAATAGATTTAAAACACTTGGGTGATCGACAACAACTTTAAAAGATATTTGTCCACTTCTTTCAGTATTTTGATATGTGTAAATTGGTTCGGGTCTACCTAAGAAAGTATTACTTTCCCATTTAGCACTATTTTGTTCCGACACTTTTAAATCATATGGTGGGAACCACATTACACGTCCACCATTTGGACCCCTTTCACAATATGGTAAATCTAAAACTGTAAAACCAGGTCTTGTTGACGTTTTCCATGCAAGATTCTCAATTGAGAACATATATTTTTTTGCATAAAAACTTTTACCGTTATAATCTTGTCCGTATTTGTATTTGTCAAATATGTTTGTTGAACCTGAAAAGTCATCTTTAGTTCCATTTGACATAGGTCCCATGTTGATGTTCCAAGGTCTACTTGAACCTCCCATTACACTATCATCAAATTTTCGAATGTTTGCAGTTCTTTTCATTGTGTCAGAATAGTTAAAATATGGTCTATCCTTAGTCCATACTCTACAAAACTCTGCACCACTTTCTTCACCTGTTGCTTTATCAACAAATTTTACTGCCGAACCTCTTGACATTAAGATGTCACCATCTTTAAATGCTCTACTAGTTTGGTCAATTACATTTGCAACATGTGATAAACCCGAACCATCTGATGGTAATGAATTTAATATTCTTTGTGTTTCTCCTAATATTGAATCTTCTCTAAAACCGTATTTTGTCGACAATGAATTTTCTAAATTAGAAGATTCTTCACCGTACTCCATGTTCTCAAGACCTAACTTGTTTTGAGAGTTCGTACTAATCCAAGTTAGGTTACCACTGATTGGTCCTCCTTCGTTAATATTAACGTCTCTATGAAATAAATTTGCGGCAACAGGGTCAAACATTAGACTTAAGTAATAACTACTTCTAACGGGTCTACCATTAAAGTCTGACATAGCGAACTGTACGTCCTCACCTCTATCGTCACCAATATATGCAACACCTCTTGGTGCTTCTAAACCTAAAATATTTTTAACACCTTCAGCAAAATTATCCGCAAATTGAAATATTTTTGATGAATTTTGTGATCTCGCACTTGTGGTATAGTCGGGTGCATATTTTGAAAACGACAAGTTTCTATAAAGGGTTTGTTTTTGACCCTCACCCATATATTCAATCAATAGGTCGGAAGGTTTCCTTGATATTTTTGGTCTTCTCTGTATTCCTAATAACGAACCTAATGCACCTGTTACATCTTGCCATAATTTACCAACTCCTGTTTTTGCTTCAGGTCTAAAATTTTGAACAGGGTTTTCAGGGTTCGATAAATAATCTCCTGGTATTTCAGAAAATGGAAATGTTACACCCGCTATCGTTTGTAAGAAATCGATAGTTTTTCCTGGTAATGTTCTTGCAACAGTAATTTTATAGTTAGGTAATATAAATGGTTGTCTACCTGTTACAATATCTGAAATTGTACTAATGTCACCACTTAAAGCTTCACTAATTCTCATTCTACCATCAGTTATTCTAATTAGATTTTGTCTAATTCTTGATAACATTGGTCCATCACTAGACCTCATGTAGTTTGATGAGAATTTTAATAATTCAGATTCGTTATTGTTAGAAGTATTAGTAAATAAACTTATAAATGTATGATTAACATTCGTAGTAAAATAAGGATATAATTCTAAATTCGCTCTTCTGACTGAAGTATCTAACGTTTCGAAAATTGAAAAATTTTCGGGTTTATATATGTTTAGATTTGATGGTTTACTTAAATCGTTTGGTCTATTACTATCAACGGGAGGTAAGTTTGTTACCGAATAATCATTTTGTTTTGATACAGAATAACTAGCAGGGGTAAACAATTGAGGTCCGTCGCTAGGATTCTTGAGATTCTTAGCTAAAAGTTTGTCCCTTTCAGATTTTGTTGAGTCGAAATTTAAGTAACTTGGCATTAGTTATTCTTTTATTATAAATAGATTATTAGGTAAAAACTTTGTCATCTATTTAAAGTGTCGTATAATCCTTTTCCGTTCTTGAGAATACATCCGACCATACATCTTGATTTCTAACAATTTCCCTACTTATTGCATCCCCAATGTTTGGAACCGTAACATTTAAGTTAACATTTTTTGTGGTAGGTAATGACGTATTTGGTGCTGAACTGTTAGTTCCAGTATTACTTGCACCTGTAACTTCATTTAGTTTCGCCTGTAAACTATTTATTTGAGAAGTAATAACTGAACCTGCACCTGTTGATTTAAGTTCATCAATTGTGGATTGAATGTTGGCTTTTAAATCTTCAATAATTGTTCCCGATTCACCCTTTTGTACTTTATTTGTATATTCAGTTAATTGGTTTTGTAATCCTTTTGTGATATTATCTAAATTTAAACCTCCTTCACCTCTAATTCCACTTGTCAATCTCATTCTAGCTAATGTTACTATTGAGTTCACATCTCTCTGAATGTTTATGATTGACTCAAATTGGTCTCTAGCAACTTCTTCGGAAGTCATGTTTCCTAATTCTTGTTGATACTCTTTTAATCGTTTTGCTTGATTTTCTGATAAATCAGTTAACGCTACTTGAGTATCTTTTATACCTAAACTATCTTGTAAACTTTTTGGAACATCAATTACCATTCTACCACCATCCATTCTTGACATGTTAATAAGAAATTCTTTATCCTTCTCATCCATGTTAAAACCTCGAGCCATCAAATCACTACTAGCCGCTAATCTTTCTTGTGAAGCAATTGCACTTCTTGTAAGTTCTTTGTAGTCGACACCTAACTGAGCAGCCATTTCTTTTGCTCTTCTTAAATTGACTCCCGTGATTTCAAATCTTCCTTGTTCACTGTTATAATCCGCCAAACTTCCCGCAGCCTCAATTAACGCATCTTGTAAACCTTCAACATTGTTGGTGGCCATGTACATTAATTTTAATGGATCATTAAAATCACCAATAGCACCACCCAATACTTGCAAATTTGCTGATAATTCAATTGCTTTGTCAGGGTCCATTACACTTTCTGCTACTTTAAAAGCTTCACCCATATTCATTCTGAATTCTGCCGCCTTTCTTGACATTTGAGCTAACCCATCAATACCCTTTTGAAAGCCATATTGATTTAATTTATCAATGTTTTCTCTTATATCTTTAACAGTAGTTTTTCCTCTTAAACCTAAACCCTGAGATTCTCTACCGGCTTTATCTATTGCTTGTATTGCACTTCTTGCCCCAAAACCAACCTTTTCAAACTCATTGAATATTTTTCCAATTTCTTTATAATCACCTATAAATGCTCTTGATACTCCTAAAGCACCTTCTAATGTTTGTTGGTTAACTATGTTAAATCTACCACTTTCCTCAATTAAATTCTCAAACGCACCTGTAATATCTTCGATACCATATCCGAATCTAACTGCTTGACTTGTGGATTCGGTAATTTCAGTTCTAACATCTTTTGATAATTTTCCAGCTAATCCTGTACTTTCATTAATGTCCGTTCTTAGTTGAGCCTCAATTGCTAATTGATTAGTTATTTGTTGAATAACGTCCTTACCCTGACCTAATATAGCATTGGCTGATAAACCGTTTTTTTGTATGTTTTCTAAAACACTAGATATATTGTATTCTTCTTTATCCGTTATGCGTCCATAATCCGAATTAGTTTCAAATGTGTCTAATAATCCTTTTATACCACCCGCAATATTTCCTGTGAAATTTGTATTTCCGTTTGAATTATTATTTGAGGTGTTATTCGATGTAGGAGGACTCATTCTCATTTTTCGATCATAAAAAGTTCTCGCTGAAGATTTTGTACCCAATCCGGCAGCCTCAACTTTAGTTGCAAAGTCTTCTCTACTTGTTGAGTTTCTTAAAATATCATCTAATTGATCTATAGGATTCGCCATAACTATAAATAGATTATTTTTTGTTTTCTAATTCTACCAAATAGTTAACATAATAACGTCTTTCCCATACCGGCATGGTGAGAATGTCACCATATGTGAAACCTCTTTTAATTAAGAATAAAAATTCGTCTAATTGTCCTTTTTTATAATCCGTAGAAAGGACGAAAAAACTCAACCCCGAATCCAATTTCAACTTGGATTGTGTCTCCTGACGGGGTGGTTACTGTTTGGGTCAAATCAAGACCGGGTTTATTTTCTCTTACGAATTTCTTGAAGTCTTGAGAATCTTTAATAGGTAAATTTTCAACAAAATCCCTTATTGACATGTTATCTCTAACACCTCCTACAGATTGAATCATCATCTCAAGTTGTTTTGTTACAATGGGTGCAATACCAAGTCCACTCCAACTTTTCTCAATGTCCTTAATTTCGTTTTCTTGTTTTTGGGTAAGGAATTTAAAAGTTACTTCTTTTTTAGACCTTTCCATAAAGTAGGTATATTCACCATTTGAATCTTCTTTTAAATTGAAATCTTTAACTTTAAGTAAAGAAAGGTCAATTTCAAACGTAAATTGTTCATTTGTTTTAGGGTCAACTGTATTAATTGTATATTCAGAACCAAACGCAGTATTTCTTAAGAATATTAAGATTGCTTGTTTATCTTCTTCAACAATTTCATCAATAGAAATATCTCTATCAAGAATCTTTCTTTTTAATAATTCAGTAACAACACTGTTTGTTGAAACTAAACTTGGTGCCGCTAAGATGTTTTCGTCAGATGCTGTAAGATACGCAACTCGTAGTGATTTCTTTTTATTTGCGTAGTGAATACCTTTACTTGGTAATTCAACAACGTCGTATGCGATTGAGGGGTCTATTCGTAATTGTTCCATACTCTAAATTTAACTAATAACTATTGTAAAGTAAAGTTTAATAAAATAAAAAAGGTGTTATAAAAATAACACCTTTCAATATGACAGATTAACTTATTATTAGTAAATTTGGATACATCTATCCATTCTTAAAGAACACGTGATTGAAGCTAAATCATCTCTTGAGTAATCAAGTTCGTTAAAGTTTAAATCAGTGATGAAACAACCCTCTAATTTCCATTTTTCAACCACAACACCTGTTGGGTCTAACATTTCTAAATCTACGTTTTTCTTATATCCTGCAGCATATCCCATTCTACCTGTTACAGACTCCGCATGTAAACGGAACCATTCCATCAAAGCTTGAGACGCAGAAGGTCCAATTGGGTCTTTAAATGTTACACGAATCTCATTCCACTCAAATCTACCAGCAACATAAGTTGAGGTATTCAAGAAAGGAATTGCAACTGAGTTAATTTTTGCACTAGGTCTAGCTGCAGAGGTTACGAACCATTCGTTGATACCCAAAGATGAGTCGAATCTAACGATAAATCGGTTTACTCTTTTCGGCTCATATGGAGCCGGCATTTTCATTAATAAATCTGCCATGTTGTATTTGTTAAGTTTTTTTTGTTATTTTTACTTTCTTATAAATATATCCTATTTGGAAATAATTTTTTTTTGAATTATTCTTCAGAAGGACTTGATTTTATCAATTTTTTTCATTAGTTTTTTACAGGCTCCAGTATCTAGTTCCAGAATAAATAATAAAGCTTTTCTTAAATAATATAAAATATAATAATAAATACTAGTATATCTAGTTCCAGTATTCTGGGTGAAATATAAAAGTATAATTGTTATAAAAATTGGTTCCTCGTGGAACATTACTACTCTACCTGTAAAGGTGTTTAAATAAAAAAGGAGGACCAAAAGTCCTCCCTTCTCATTTTTATATATCCCTTCAGAGATTAAACGTTATCGAATGATGCTCCTGTTGGTGTAATAATGAACTCAACATCAATAAATTCAAGAGAACGAGTAGGTTTGATATAAATCTTACCTCTTAACGTGTTTGCATCAATATCTTCTGGATCATTTGATACGGTTACACGGAACTCATATAAACCTCTTTCTTTCTTAATTGATTCAAGAATTGGATTAACCAATCTCAAGAATTCATTTCTTACTTGTTCGTCGTTTTGTTCAAATAACAATCTAACCGCAACTGCTGAAATCAATTTTCTTGCTCTTAATAACAATCTTCTTACGTTGATTCTATCAAGTGCAGATTCTCTAACTTGAAGAGTTTTGTTACCCCAAATAATAGTACCTGTATCAGAGAATGTTGCAATTGGGTTAATTCTAGCTTTATAAAGTTCATCTCTTTCGTCTAAAGTTAATTTTTTAGACGCTTTGATAGCGTTTACTAAACCTCTTGAATAACCAGCGACTGCGAACCAAGGATATGATACGTTATCGGTTAATGCGATATTCTTCAATACTTCACCTGTTGGTGGGATGTAAAGTTGAGTTGCGTTATCTACGTCTCTTACTTGAATCCAAGGCCAATATGTTGCTGAATAGTTAGAGTCGATAGCGGCATCATCTAAGAAACCTACCACATCTTCTGCTGCAGTTGTTCCTGTAACGTTAGGTGAGTTCATAATATACAATGAATCCGCTCTATCGTTTTCAACCATGTCAATTGCTTGATTGACTAATGAACTTTGGTCGTAGAAGTTAATACCTGGAGTAGCAAATACGTTGATGTCTACCGCTTCAGGGTTAGCAAAGGTGTTGATACCTGCTAAGTATGAATAGTAATCTGAGTTTCCGTTATACTCATCAAAAACACCACTGTTTCTAGTGTTACCACTTACATAAGTTGTTTTTCCAAATATAAAACCATCACCAAAAGTTCTAACACCTCTGTAAATGTCCCATCCGTCAAAACCACCACAAACCGCCATCGTGAATTTACGATTTGCTACCGTTAATAATTTATTAGTAATACCATTTGTTGCGTCTGCTTGACCTTCCAAGTCGTATGGTGTTGTTTTAAACATATATCCACTTGGTGTTGCACCTGTGATAGTTGCAGCATTTTTTGATAAGTGGAAACCATATGTGTACTCTTCAGCACCAGTTCCTTTGAATTTCAATAAATCTCTATCATAACCTACTTGAGATGACATACCTAAAGTTACCTTTCTAATCTTGTCACCTGCTTCAATTATTGAAGAACCATCTGAATTGTATCTTACAACATCTCCGGCGTCTTGATATTGTGTTTTGTAAACAATACCTCCTTGTGTTTTACCTGAGAAGTTTGTTTCAGTTGTAAAACCTTTGAAACCAGCAGGAATTGCGTCTACAGGATGATTATCCGCTAAAACTAATGTTACAATTTTAGAACGTAATTCGTATTCACCATCAGAAGTACCAACTTTTCTACCAATATATCCTGGTAAATCAGGGTTCATTGAACATCTTGAAAATTTCTCTAATACAACAATGTTTTCATCGGTATCGTTGAAATCACGGATTAACACATCAAAGTCACCCGTTTCAAGGTTAATGTTTTGAATTGTAATCTTAATTTCAAAATTTGCAGCGTCACCGTCAGAAATAGTTTGGAATTGGAATAAATCCGAAACTTTACCACCTCTTACTTCTGAAACCACCATTGGTGACAATGTAGTATCCCACTCTCTTAAGAAATTATCTCCTTCTAGATTGTATACTTCGTCTAAACTTAAACCTCTAATTTGACCTCTTTCGAAAGCCGATTTTAATAAGTTAGGATAAACTTCATGTACATAAAGAGGAAATTCTCTATATGATTTTTCAAAAACACCAATACCTAAAACTTTACTAATGTATTTTGTTGATGTTGTGTCTAATGAACAAGTAAAACTTTTAGCACCGTCGGTATCACCTGTTACGTTAATAACAAATTCTGATAATGGATTACTTGTTATGTCAAAATTAGAACTTAATGATAAAGCGAAGTCACTATTGTTAGTTACTTCTAATAACAATTCTTGAGTAGCGTTATAACGACCTCTTGATCTTAAAACTGCCACAACCGTATCTGCGAAGTCAGTATTTAATGATGCTGGATATGTAAATCTCTTTACATCAAATCCTCCGTTTATGTTGTTATAAACAAAAAGATAAGAATATACTGAAACAATTGTTGAATCTGTACTTCCGGTTTTATGGAAACATGTGTTATACCACTCTTTTCCGTTACTGTTACCATCAGTTTTATTACCTGTAAGAGGAGAGTCAATTTCTTTTGAACTAGTTAATGAAGACAATTCATCAGAAGGAACTAAACCTATTGTAAACCAATAACCATTATTACCACTTGTTGGAGTGTAACCACTAAGTTGTGATTGAACATACTCCGCAATTGTGTTCCCTGACCACGAATTTACACCATCTAAATGTGTGTAGAATGAACTGTTAGTCATTCCCGTTAATGTTCTCGGGTCCATGATTGATGTATCTTCCGTTGGTGTTGCGCCGGTGTTTACAACTACTCCACCTAAGGATTTAATACCGAATGATTTATATGGTTTGTATCCAGTCAATCCTAAGATTCTGGTTACAAATAATTGGTTTGATTCTTGTAAATAAGATTTTGCCACATAAGGTAATTCATATTTTAGGTTTCCTCCCTCGTCTTTTGCAGGAGATGTACCGCCAAAATATGTTCTAAATTCGTCGAAATTTGTTATCAACAATGGTTCAAATGCTGGACCTTTTAAAGTCTCACCCACTAAACCCAAAGTTGTAACCCCGACGCTCTGTGCCACGAATGTTAAATCTTTCTCTGATGTGTAGACACCTGGAGAAACGAATACTCTGTTTGAATTTGCCATCGATTAATGTTTGGTTAATTATTTTTATTAGTTATTCTATAAATATCTTTGTTTTTATGAAAGATTTCCGTAATTTTTTTAAATAAGATAGTTATTTATCTTTAATTATCTTTTTTTATCTATGACTGAAGAAAACAAAACGAAAAACGTAAAGATTAGTGAAAAACATCACGAGATGTTGAAAATCCATTGTGATAAAAATGGACTTAAAATCTATAAAGTTTTAGAAAAATGGATTGAGGATTACTGTAAACCTAAAAAAAGGGATTTATACGGCGACGATTAGTATAGATATGTAATATTAATTCTATCACCAATCAATGGTTCACCATTCAATGTTATAGTATCTCGACCACTAATATCAAACCCAACACCTTCCTCTTGAACAAGACCATTTATATCTAAAGTAACCACACTATCAATTGTGTTGTTAACATTAAACACTAAAGAAGACCCATCATACTCAAATGATTCATGAGTTAATTGAACAGGTTTACCATAGTTATCAACCCATACGTTGTTTTTACCCTTATAGTATGTTATTGTGATTTGACTACCTTCGTAAGGAGCCTCAGAAAATGTTATTTTTGATGTGGTTGATACGTGATAATAATCAACATCTCTTTCCTGTATTAATCCGTTAACCGATACATTAAACAAAAATCCAATACTTTCACCAACACTAAAAGTTGTCTGTAAACCATCTCCTGGAAAAGTGATTACCGTTATATCAATTGTTTTATTGATAAATTTCTTTTGGTATCCTTTATTTTGAATGAATTCATTTAAAAGAAACATTCTACTAACTGCCGGTTTTACTTCAAACTCTTCACTAT